GAAGGTGCACGGCTTATAGTGGATAATGGCACTGCCCAAACAGATGTTAATGTTGATGCCGCTCCTAACGGGGGAGATTTTTGTTTTGGGGATTATGACGACCCAGGTGCTGGGAATGGCTTCATAGGCGAAATGTCCCAACCAATAGTCGGCATGTTTGACCTAACACTAGGACAAGAACGAGGATTATATGAGAAGTCCAAATATCTCTTTGGGGTAGAATAATGATTATAAAAGATTGTGTACTTGAACCCAGACGTTACAGGGGGCTGGCTGTTCCACCCGCTAATGTGGAGGACTTATCACGCTACCGAACTAACCTGGCCCTGGCTGGTACGGCCGCATGGGCTATGGAACCAGGCGGGATATGGGCCCTTGAGCTTGACGGCAATAGCGACTACGCTTCTTTGGTTATTTCTAACTGGCGTGACATTGACGGTGCGGGCACTATTGAGGGCTGGGTTAAGACCTCTGACCTCACTAACGACCAAACTATACTTGCATCATCTGACACCGGCATAGATGATACCAACTTCTTACAGCTAAGGATTGCGGCCACGTCTGGCTTCCTTGAGATAGTCCAGCGTGACGGCGGTGCCCTTAATCAGATCACTGGTGATGTGGCGATAGTGGTGGACAGATATTACTACGTTGTAATTACTGGTGACACCACCGCTGGTGCTTATATCCTGTATGTTAACGCTGTGGTGCAAGGGCTTACGGTTACTTCGGGGGCCAACACGGGCAACTGGTTTGACGCTATATTTGATATTAGAGATAATGTCACCATCGGTGCCTGGATTAACAACTCGGGCACAGAGCAATACTTCCAGGGCTTTGTTGAGCCGCCCAATGTTCACAATTACGTGTTCACACCCGGGCAAGTCGCTACCAAGTTTGAAGCCCGCCGTAGTCTGTTTGGAGTGTAGTAATGGACTTCAAGGGATTAGCCAAACTGATTAAACAAACCAAGACAGAAACAACCCTGGCTACAACGTGCCCTATTGATGGCTTCCCGTTGGAGGCTGGCAAGGGTGGTATGCGGTGCCCGTTCTGTGGGTGGCCGAACAAAGGTAAAATAAGAGTAGGTGGAACTAATGCTTAACGCTTACGCTGACGTGACCACATTTAAGAGTAGCGAATATGCCGACATAACAGCTAATACCGCACAGACGGCCTTTCGTGAACTGTTAGAAAGTGCCAGCCGCCACATAGATAAGCAAACGCACAGGCGTTTCTATTGCTGGGAAGGCATTAAGTATTATGATGGTAAAGGCGGCAACCTACTAATTGACGACATATTGAGCATTAGCCTATTACGTCTGGATGAAGATGCTGACGATGTTTACGAGGCCACAATGGCCGCCACGGACTACCTGTTATACCCAGCCAACAAACTACCATACGACCGGCTGGAATTGAGCAACGCCAGCAACTACGGCGGCTTCGCCAATGGTGGGCCCAGGGGCGTTGAGATAACAGGCGTTCATGGTTACGGTGACGGTGAAAGTGTCACGCCTTATTATGCCTCCGGCCAGGTAGTTAGAGATAACCCTCTGGCGATAGGTGCCACAACTATAACCACCCTGGCAACCGCCACGCTGGGTGCTGGCATGACGTTGCGTATAGTGGATGCAGTAGCGGCGAATGAGGAACAAGTTTACATTACCAGCATTACAAACGCCACCACGTTCGTTGTGGTGCGTGGTGTGAATGGCACCACGGCGGCGGCTCACATACAAGACACACCACTGAGTATTTACGAAGCCCCCCAGCCCGTGATACAAGCGACCTTGGTGATGGCCATGCGGGCCTGGAAGCGTAAAGATAGTGCGTTCCAGGATGCGGTGGGTAGCCCCGACACGGGGATGGTGGTTGTTTACAAAGACGAAGACCCCTACGTGAAGGGCGTAATACACGATTATTTTAGGTATTTATAATGCAGTTTACCTTAAAATTTATCGGCGGCAAGAAGCTGTTTAATGCCCTCAAGTCGTCAAAGACGATTGCGAAGCCGCTGGATAATGGCATACGCCGCATTACCTTGCAATATGAAAACCTAGTTAAGAAGGCCACCGTGGTGGACACGGGCCGGTTGCGTTCCAGCATCCACCATGAGCTTAATCCCAAGCGGGCCAGTGTAGGCACTAACGTGCAATACGCACAGTTCGTGGAGTACGGCACCAGTAAGATGGAAGCCCGCCACATGGAGGGTTCCGCAAAGGTGCTGGACGAAGGTATGTTTGCACATGCCTGGGGTAAGTTAAAGGATTGGTTGAGCAAGGGCAAGCATGACATTCAAGTGGATATTGACAAGGAGTTCAAGAAGTGACCATTGAAGCAATAGGCACAGGCATTAAGGCCACCATCATAGCGACCATAGCCACAGGCTTGCGGGTATATGCAACCAATGAGATACCCGACAGCCTGGAATTGCCTTGTGTGATTATCATGCTGGGCCCTGGCAAGTATGCCACGGCCTTTGATACTTCATTTGACCAGGTGTTTAGGCTAATACTTTGCGTAGGTAAACAGGATAGCCCCGAAGCGTTTAACAGGTTACTGGACTATATTAACGAAACGGGGGCAAAGAGCCTGTTTGCGGCCCTGGATGCTGACCGCACATTGAACGGTTCCGCAAGTGCTTCAAAGCTGGATAACCACAGCGGTGCGGGTAGCACGCAATGGGGCAAGATAACATACCTATCAACCGAGTTTGAACTACAAGTTTGGAGTTAAAATAGGAGGCACACATTATGGCTAGAGTAGCGGGATATGGAGGCGATCTACTGGCACCAGGTATTATAGCTGGTGTGAGGGAATGGAGCATTGACTATGTGGCTAACACGGGTGATAGTAGTGGCTTTGATGGCGGCCAGCCCAAAACTTTCGTGGTGTGCCAAATGGGGTGGAGTGGTAGTTTTAACGGGTTCAAAGATGGTGCCCCGTTAGCTGTTGGAACCATTTTGGCGGCCGAGTTCCAAGAAAGTGCTGTGGCCACGCAGAAGTGGACGGGCAACATTATCATAACGAATATACGACCAGCCGCCGCCGTGGATGGTATCGTAGCTTATGGTTACGACTTCCAGGGCACGGGTGTGCTAGTAGTACCGACTACATAAAGGAGGTGCCTAATGGCCAGAATTGCTGGATATGGTGGTAACGTTTTTGTTGGTGTCCAGATTATTGAAACTATGGACGTGGCCTGGACAGAATTTGTAGATGGTGACGTTACTCTTACCCTGGATAATACCGACTATAAAATAGGCACGGGCTCCAACAAGATGGTGCAAGCTGGTACCCTGGCCGATGGTGACATACTAGCCAGTGAAGTTATTGCGTTGCCAACGTTGGCGGCCCTGACTGTGGGCTTTGGCTGGTTCAAGTCCAGCGTGAACATAACCACGCTTGATGATTACAGGGTGTTGATAGACAATGACGCCCTGTGTGCCACGCCAGAAGTTCAATTAAGCGTGCCCATATTGGTTGCCAATGTGTGGAAGTTCTGCCGTCTTGAGGTGGCGGCGGGTTTATTTTCCAACGCTACCTTACCTATATCTGTGGGCGTGCAATTATTCACCAACGACCCTGGTGCCGCAACAATGTGGGTCGATGAATTAAGTGCGGCCGCCCAGGTGGTGGGCATCCGTGAGTGGAGTTTGGACGTGGCGGCTGGGGTAGAAGACACTTCCGCATTCAGTGACGGCCGGGACAAAGTGTTCACCGTTACACAGAAGGAATGGAGTGGTAGCTTTAATGGCTTTAAGGATGGGGCACCGCTGGCTATCGGCACGGTGGTGGCTTTGGAATTACAGGAAAGTGCCACCAACACGCAGATGTGGCGTGGTTCCGCAATCATCACAAACTTGCGGCCAGCCAGTAGCGTTGACGGTGTTGTAACTTATGCCTACGACTTCCAGGGCATCCACGCATTGGAGTGGCCAACCACATAATGAGAGTGTGGGAATATAAGATTTATCTGGCTAGGCACCTGGGTATGTCCTAAACGATTAGGCCAGGTGCCCGCCTATGACTTCCTGGCAATGGTGGGAGAAGTAGATTACCAGCGGCGGTTAGAGCAATACCCGCTGTTAAGAGCCCTGGGCCAGGTGGTGTGCGTCCTGGCGAACGATAAGACACATAAGCATAAGCCCGCAGAGTTTGTGGGCGAGGAACCAAAGAGGGAGGCTAGACGAAAAATGACGAGTAAGGATACCTACGAAGTAGTGCTGGGTGACGGCGAAACATATACCCTGGCCGTCTTGAACGCTAACATGATGGAAGCGGTGGAAGATGAGTATGATAAGTCCTGGGCTGAACTGTTCCAGAACGCCAGGGTAAGGGTGATTAAGAGCATGCTCTTACAGATGCTGAAGCCGAATTATCCCGACATGGACATGGAACGGGTGGGCACACTAATGACCACAAAGACACTACCCGCCCTGGTTGCAATCATAACTGGCATGAGTAAGTAACATGGCAAAGACCGAAGTAGAAGTAGTAATCAAAGGAACGGACAAAGCCTCTGGCGTAATGAAGAAGATAGGCAAGGCCGCCAAAGGCTTGGGTATCGGCATAGCGGGTATTGCTACCGCCGCTATCGGTATGGGCGTGGCCGCTGTTGCACAGTTCGCGGCCGCTGGTGACGAAATTCAGAAGATGGCTTTGCGAACCAATTTTAGCACCGAAAGCCTGTCTGAATTAAAGCATGCGTTAGAATTGTCGGGGGCTGGCCTTGATACACTAGAGAAAGCCAGTAAGAAGCTATCTAAGGCAATGATTGATGCTAATGATGGGCTGGAAACATATAAGCGGGCATTTGATAAGCTGGGGCTTTCAACCGAGGACTTGCTCAAGCTCTCACCAGAGGAACAGTTTAATACCGTTGCAGAGGCCCTAGCTGGCCTTGAGGATGAAACGCTAAAGGTAGCATTGGCCCAAGACCTGTTCGGGCGGGCGGGTACACAACTGTTGCCGATGCTGGCCCAGGGAACCGAGGGCATAGCCGCAATGAAGCAAGAAGCCCATGACCTGGGCCTGGTGTTCAGCCAGGAAGCGGCCGACAGTGCGGCCGAGTTTAACGACAACATAACCAGGTTGAAAGGGGCCTTCACAGGCTTATTGAATGAATTGGCGAAGGCTTTAATGCCAGTGCTTGAGGCTCTTATCCCCGTGCTGGTTGACGTGGTGAAAGCATTACCCATCAAGGAAATAGCCGAACTGGTTAGTGGGCTATTGCCACCCCTGGTAAAACTGTTCCTGGACTTACTTGATGCAATCCCCCTGGACACACTAATTGAGTTTGTTAACAAGGCCCTGGGGCCAATAATGCAGTTATTGACGGCGGTAATGAGCATTGCCAGCCCGTTGTTACGGTTGCTGGAACCAGTGCTAAACATACTGATATTGATTTTAGACGTGCTACAACCCGTCATAGACGCTCTGGCCTGGATTATAGAAGGCGTGGGCGGCGTAATTGGTGGTGTGGTTGATTGGATAGGCGGGCTGTTTGGTGGTGGTGGCGAAAAGAAGATGGCCGCTGGCGGTATAGTCACGGGCCCGACTAGAGCCTTGATAGGCGAAGCTGGCCCCGAAGCGGTTATACCTTTAAGAGGCGGTGGCTTTGGTGATACCATCAACGTGGTGGTTGAAGGTAGCGTGTGGGCTATGGATGAATTAACCGACAAGTTACGTGTGGAGTTCCTAAAGATTAAAACCGATAACACGACTACTGGTTTTTGAGGTAAGTAATGGCCAATGAGTTTGAGCATATAACAACCGGCGTTGACCTTTCACAAGCCGAATACGAAGGCATACTGGCCCACAAGTTTGACGGCCAGGCCACTGGTGACATTATGTATGCCAGTAGTGCCGTGCAGTTATCACGGCTTGGTATTACCGCTTCCAGGATATTAGTCTCAAGTGTTGGCGGCTTACCAGAATGGAATAATATTTTACCTGCTTTTACTATGGCCGGTGACCTTAATCTAGGTGGTCAAAGCCTTATAGGAGCAACTGATAGTATTCTGTTTATTAGGGGTAAGCGTCAAGCTGCTAATAGTAACTCTCTTTGGATTTATACTCCAGACGTTGGTCCAGGTTATGCAGACCTACTAAGGATGAGTATAAGAGGAGGTATAGCCATCGCAGAAGTTTCTTGGACTAATGTTACTCATACAGGCTTAGTGCTGAGTGGGGCTTTAGATGTTGCGGGACAATACCTGACCTTCCTTGAAAGGGCTGCTCCTGGTGCTGGGGCTGCTAATGAAGTTAGGATGTATGCTGTTGTAGGTGGAGATACACTTACAGATTTGGCTGCCGTCTTTCAAGATGGCACAGTAGATATATTCGCACAGGAAGCCACTGACCCTGCTTCGCCTATCTTTGAGTATCCAGACAATACGGAGTTAAAGACCATAATGAGGAAGCCAGACAGAAAGACAATCCAGTTTGTTGCCCAGTTCCCCAATGGCAAGGAATTCGTTATGAGAGAAATCCAATATCCAAATTCGAGGTGGAATTAAATGGTTACACGATTTAGTGCGAAGTTTACAAATGAGGCAATAGCTGATGGTACC